CCTCGATCGCGTCGATGACCCGTCCCACGATCGACATGGTGTCCTCGCCCTTGAACCGCTTGATCGCCACGATGTCGCGCCCTTGCCGCACGACGATGACCGTCGAGTCCATACCCCCGCGTGCAGGGTCGATGCCCATGACCACGGGCGCGGTCTCATCTTTGTACTTCTCGCGTGCGATCGCGTCGTTGACGATGTTGGGCGCGATGAACTGATCGTCGCCTTCCGACGGAAACTCCCCGTACACCTCGATGCGCGCTTGGCTCGAGTCTTCGCCGTACTCCGCGATGATCTGATCGTAGACGTTCTTGTCCGTGTCCTCGACCGTCCGCGCGTCGACTTGCTTCGTCTTCCAGAAGTCACGTTTCCCGTGAAACGTCTCGAAGAAGTACCCCTGATTGCGTCGCGGGTTGGAGAACGCGCACCAGTAGCGATCGAGGATGTTTTCCGTGAAGAAGCCCGCGCCGACCGACCAGATCGAGTCAGGAATACCGCTCGCCTCGTCGAAGATCAGCATCATGCCGTCGTGGTTGTGCACACCCGCGTAACTGTCGGGGTTCTCTTCCGACCACAGCTTGCCCTCTGCCGCCCAGTAGCGCGTACCCTTCTTGAGGTCACGCTCGACCAGCTCGCACACCCACTTCGCCGGCATGAGCTTGGTCGCGCTGATTTCCCACCAGTGCGCGTTGATGATCATCGCCGCCCACTTGGTCAGTTCGCCCCACGTCACCGACCGAAGCTGCGCTTCCGAGTTGGCGCTGACGATGACGGTCGACCCGAGCCGCGTCGATAGCATCCACAGGATCAGCCAACTGACGAGCGCCGACTTGCCGATACCGCGCCCCGAGCTGACCGCCAACCGGAACGTCTCCATGTCGAGTTTGCCGTCGTTGTCGTCTATGTGCTGCTTGATGGTGCGGAGCACCTCGCGCTGCCATTTGCGCGGGCCTGCAAATTTGGCGAGCGGTGTGTTGGGTTGGCCCCAAGGAAACGCGAAGAGGACGAAGGCTTCAGGGTCGTTCGCTAACGCTTTCGACCATAGGCGCGTCATAAGCGTCTGCTCTTCTTGAGAGCTGTAGATTGGTTGCTGTGCCATCAATTACCCGTGCGTTGGCATCCGCAAGCGCCTGCGTGATGCTGATCTTCTGGTATACATCCACGGCGATCTCTTGGCGAGCCGTCCAGCCGTGGGAGTGTTGTAGCACCGCGAGCGCCGCCTTTGCGTCGCCTTGCGCGGCGGCGGAGTGCAGAGCGCGGGAGTTGGCGGCCTCGCTGTCGGCGCGCCCTTTGAGTTCCGCCATCTCCGCGATTGGATCGAGCTGGCAGAGCTGACGGTATTCAGCAGGGAGCATGCCGGCGGCGACTGCGAGATTGTCACCCTTCAGCCCAAGATACGCGGCGTCGTAGATCGCCTGAAGACGCGCCTCAGTCGCTCTGAGCTGACGGGGTTCGTAGAGCAGATTTTGGAACATGCCCGAAATTATAAAAAATAAAAAAATTTTTGCAACCCCAGCCCGAAATTTGACCGGTCAGCCCAAGGCCCTCCCCCCCTAGGTGTCAAAAATTTGACATGTCAAACAATTGACGGGGTGTCAAAAATTTGACTGTCAAAAATTTGACGTGTCAAAAAATTGGCATGTCAAAAGTTTGACGTGTCAAAAGTTTGACGTGTCAAAAATTTGACGGGCGTCAGAATTTTGACACGCACAATTTTGCATAACATCATGGGCAGCCATGCAAATGCATAGCAGCCTGGCAAGCTCACGCAAAAATGCATTGGGCGATTTGGGCAATCGATCCGAAAGCCCGCGCGGCGCTTGCCATAATTGGGCAGTTTGGGCGTTTGTTTTTTAATTGCCCAAACTGCCCAAAACTACACGCGCGGGTGAATAGGGGCTTTGGGCAGTTTGGGCAGTTTGGGCAATGCGTTTGAAATCGCTGGCGCTCGACGTTCCCGTTATGTTCTATATACTTATCAAGACTTTTCTATAGTATAAATAAACTACCTAAATTGCCCAAGAATTAAGAAAAAAGCTTATATTTCAAGGCCGTAAAAGCCCCTCGCCAAATCGCCCAAACAAAGCGCCAAAATCCATGCGTTTTAGGCATAGCAGCATTGCATTTTTAGGCGGTGACAAATCCGCAATAAATTTTATTGTGTTTTTCGTTATCTGAATTGCCCAAAACCTGGAGCACAAAACATGTCAATTTCAGAAAAGACAAAACAGATCGCAATCCTAAAACGCGCGCATAATAAGCGCGTTGCCGAATTGACGGCGCAATATGAACGCGCCGTATCGTTTGACGCGCGTTGCGATTTGATCACCGCGCGCATTGAAGCGATCCAAGCCTATTGCGCTCAAGTGTCCATCATATGCCACGGCGCGCGGTCATGAACGAGCTTGCAATCATCACCGACGCATACGCGCTTTTTTTCATTATCGCGCTTGCTGCGCTTGCCATTACCGCAATCGTTGAAAGATAAAACCATGATTAAATCAGCATCGGACATGCTCAAAGCTTTAAAGCGCGGCCAATATGCGGGCGTCATATTATATCAAGGCCCGTCTTTAATTGACGGCGCGCCGATTGTCGTAATCGCCAATCGTATCACAACGGCAAGCGGAAACGCCAAAACGGGCGACATGGTCCAAACCTTTATCATCCGCGCCGACATGTCGCCAATGGAAGCATTGGCGACGGGCGCGGATGCTAGCGTGTGCGGCTCGTGCATTCATCGGCCGCGCGCTGACGGCAAGCGCTCTTGCTATGTGAATGTCGGGCGCTCGGTTATGTCGGTTTATGGCGCGTACAAACGCGGCCGATACGCGCGGCCGTCGGCGGATTATAGCGTCGCTATTCTGCCCGATTTATTTAAAGGCCTTGTTTTTCGCATTGGCGCATATGGCGACGGCGCGGCCGCGCCGTTTCCGGTATGGCGCGCGGCCACGCTCAAAGCCCGCGCCGTCAACGGCTACACTCACCAGTGGCGCGACGCGCGCTTTCAATCGTTTCGCCTGTTGTGCATGGCGTCGGCCGATAGCGTCGCCGATATGGCGGACGCTCACGCTATGAATTGGCGCACGTTTCGCGTGCGACGCGCGGAAGAGCCGCGCGAAGCGGGCGAGGTCATGTGCCCCGCAAGCGCGGAAGCGGGCAAGCGCACGACGTGCGCCGATTGCCGCGCTTGCGGCGGTCATAGCGCCAAAGCGCGCGCGTCAATCGTCATCGTCGCGCATGGCCCGACGGCTAGTCACTTTTAACAAAGGAAAGGAAAGAGCATGAAATCGTTTACAATTGAAGTGTCACCTGAAATGCGCGCGGCTATTGAAGCGGCTTATCCTAAGCCGCGCCCGCTTTACGCTATCGCGATCGATATTCGCGCGCATTGGCCTAAGCCCTATTTTGGCGCGGTGCCCTATATAGACGCAATGCGTTCCGTTGCCTCGATTAACGAGCCGTACGGCGTCGAAAGCGCGCGCGGGCTTGTCTTATATTTCCTTGCCAATGCAAGCACATGGCGCGGCGAGCACGCGAAGCGCATTAAAGCCGAATTAAAGGGGATGCTATGAGGCAGGTTCCGACAGTATCGGGCAAGCCCGAAAGCGCCATGCGGTCCGCGCCATTCGTGCGCGGCTTTAAAGACGCCCGCGCGGGCAAGCCTCTCAATTATGAGGCGTTCCCCTATACGGGCGACCAATGGCAATATGAGCGCGGGCGTCATTTTGCTTTGATTTTTGACGGCGCGCTGAAAGACGGCGCGCGCCTCACATATGACGCGCGGCGCGCATTCCATACGGCACTAAGAGAAAGGGCAATCATATGATCACGCGACAAGCGCCCGCATGGGCGTGGGACATAATAGACGAAACATTGGCAATGGACGCGCAATCGCGCGCGTTTGATAGGGCGCTGCGCGACGACATCAAGCGCGCGCTTGAGGCAATGAAGCCTTGCCGCGCGGCGGAGGATAATTTCGTTTTAATTCATGACTTGTTGGAGGAAATATGTTCGGAACCTATAACAGATTGAACCTCCATGTCGCGGATAGCGACGTCGAATTGATCCGGCGCGTGCGGCGCATGGTCCACAAGACCAAGCGCGGGCGCGACGCGCGGACCATGCGCCATGCGCTCTATCGGCTCTTACTGGATCAACACGCGCAAGCGCGCGCTTTATATCGTGAGGTGATGCTATGATTAGTTACGCTTTCCCTGATTTTGACGTCGCGACGTTGCCACCTATTCCGTCGCATTGGCGCGACGTGAGCTATAAAAACGACGCTTGTCCATCATGGCTCGTTAATGAGTTGCAAGTTTTTATTGACTACGCCGACCCCGACGCGCGCGAGGTCGCGGGCGCGCGCTTTCATGTGTTGGATCAACCGACAGGCGACGCGCTATTGTCAACCGACGCATGGCCCGACGTGCTTAATTTCGTGCATCTAGCGGGCGTCGCATTGCCGCCCGTTGAGCCGGATCAAGACGAGGACGCGCTGACGCGCGTTTATGATCAGTTTCTAGCCGTCACCGGATTGCCCGCACAGTCGGCGGATGAATTGATCTTTCACGACATTCCGTGGAACGTGCGGGCGTGGCTCACGCGCTTTATCGAGGCGTGGGAAGAAATGCGCGAAGACGAGCGCGATTGGATGAAATATGCGGAACAGAAAGTAGGCATCAAATGAAGATCGAATTGAAAAACCTCAAAATCAACACGCGCCTATCAGAAGAAACGACGTGCTTCAGCGCGACCGTATACATCAACGGCAAGCGCGCCTTTGAAGCGGGCAATAGGGGCCACGGCGGGTGCAATGAGTACCACGGCGACATAAGCGCGGCGAAAGCCTATGCCGCCACGCTCCCGCCGTATGAGGGGCGCTTGCCATACGATCTCGATATGCTGATCGATGACCTGATCGCGGCGGCGGAATACGAGCGCGCGCTTAAGCGCGACCTCAAGCGCGTCGCGTTCATCGTCGACGGGAGCTATTTCACGACCAAAGTGCCCGCGACGCCGGATATGATCGCCGCCGTTGTCAAACGCTACCCGACCGCGACGATCCTCAACACCATGCCGCTCGCGGACGCCGTGGCGCTATGCAAGGGGATAGGGTTATGAATATACAAGATCACTATAAGGCCGTGCGGGCCCGGCTGAACGCCGGGCGCGCCGCGCCGCCACCGCCACCGCCACCGCCACCGCCACCGCCCAAACCGCCGGACCTGAGCGCGGCAATGGCGGAGGCGCACGTTATGATGATGGACCGGTCGGACATGCCGGTGTGGCAACGGATCATCCGCGACGTGTGCCAGAAACACGGCGTCACGCGCGAGCAACTCAACTCGAAGCGCAAGACGGCAAACCTGTTACCGCCACGACAAGAGGCCTATTACCGGCTGCGCGAAGCAGGCTACAGTCTGAAGCGCATCGCCATACTGATGGGCGGGCGCGACCACACCACGGTCCTACATGGAGCCAAAATCTATGCTGAGCGAAATCGAATACCTCTGCCAACAGTGCCGCGACGGGCTGATAACACTGGATCAGCTCCTCGAAGCACTCCGTGTGCTTCTTGCCCGTTCGTTCGATCCGATGAAACGAGGGGGTGACTTATGAGGGTGCTACCTGACGGGATCGGGGCCTATGTCATCGTCGACGTGAACGGCAACGTCATGGGCTGGGTGATCAAGGGGCGGGACCGATGGCGCGCCTGCACCGTGAAAGGACGTCTGAGCCA